GTTATCTGCACAAACGATACGATACTCATGATGAGCCCCGCCTGGACCGATATCGTCTTCACGAAATACTCGGTTGAGCTTATTGTGCTTTTGGATTGTGATTAATTCTGTGCCTTTTGACATAAGTATTCCTCCTATGATTAATAAATATTTATGAAATCTGTCGCCGGTGAAGTATAAATCAACCGGCTCAGATATTCACGATGTTAGTATAATGCTGTGTTGTTGCACCTGTCTTCTGAATCTTTGGACCAAGTGGGTCGATGATAGGATTGATAAGGTTAACAACGTCTGTGATAATTTTGGATGAGTTGATTATATCTTTCATCCATGCTGGTAGATTAGTCATATCACGCGGTTTAGCTATACATGTGATAGACATAGTCCATTCATACTCATTAGATGACATAAGAATGTTCCGATAATAATTCTCGAAGATTTCTCTGTGCTCATAATATAGCTTCTTAAAAGGAACTGCTGCATCGGATTCTTTACTATTAAAGAATGCCTCTGGGTCATCACGCATCATGAGATACTTCTTCTTTGACATACCAGTATCCAGTGTAACTGGAACCAGGTCGACTTCAGCAGGGAATGCCATCTCTTCTGCAGGGTTAAATGCGTTCCAAAGATGCACCGCTTTATATCCCTGATTAGACAATGGAGCTTTATATCTTGCAGCGGGATGAACCGTAAGCTGCTTATAGAGTGAGTTATCACCTTCCTGAAGCAGTACCTTAATCTCTGCTTCATATTCTCTTACAGCTCTTAGAATATTTCTCAAATCGATCTCCGGTGCAAGGATAATCTGGGTATCAATAAGCTCATGACATTTCTGTCTTACTGATTCCTTAGTACCGGCTTTCTTAAAGTCAAACCCAGCAACTACACGCTGGTTGTCGATGCCATTGATGAATTTACCCTCTTGGAGTAATACCTGACCAAAGTATCGTTTCTTAGCAGTACCAAATACGATAATTGGCCAATAAAGCTCGTTCTTCATTGCAAGCTTCTTACCCCACTCAGGGGCAATCTGTCTAGCCTCAGTAAATGATTCAAATGCTTCTGAGATAGACATAGTCAGAATCATTGTGAAGATATTTACCGACTTAAATGTGAACTCATCCTTATTCTCAGTGATAGCATTCTTAAGTGAGTAAGCATACATAATATACTTAACTACCGAGATGAAGTTAGAGTCCGTGTCGATATAAAGTACCGCAGACTTATTAGTGTATCTAGTTCGACGTACTCTATCGAATATCTGGTGCTTATAAAGTACGAATACTTTGAGCATCTTAATGATTTCAAGCAGTATTGATTTAGAATCGTCACGTGCTACAGTATCACACCATTCTTCGCCCATAAAGTCGAATGTATCGATATCACCATTACGGAGAATGATGATAGAGTTGAGAAGCTCAGTATTAATTGACTGACAGAAAGGTATATTGAGGAATTCGAAGAGATTATTCTTATAATACATCAGCTTGAGACAGTCCTCATCGGCGGAAGCAATTATTCTCGATATAATCATTGCCTCATCTTCAGTGATATTAAAACCGACCTTATCTGCAAGTCTATCGGCTACCTGCTTAGATGTTACTGGTGGTACTCTTGAGAATAATTTAAGCTCCTCGTCCGTAAGCTTTTCATAATCATGTATGATATTCATCAGATATAATACAAACTCTGTCACGTTGACGAACTTGATATTGTCCGATATGAAGTTCTCGAAGTGACATGTTGCTGTCGAGATGATTGCCTGACCCATAGCAGTAGTAGCCTGAGCAAGGTTGACATTGAATAGATGAAATTTCATGTAACCGAGGATACCATAGAGAGAGTTAAGCATAATCTTCTTGTTATTTTGTGCTAAGTCATACATCTGCCATTCTGTAGTACCTTTATCGAACGAATCCCTCTGTTTCTTGAGAGCCTTACGCTCTTTCATCAAGTCTGCAATCCATTCAGCAAGCAGACTCAGTTTCTGGGAATGTTGTACAAACATGCACCCATCCCCACCAAGGACAAGATTGTTTGTCAATATGAGTGATATGACAACGGTCAATGATGAGCGTATGGATGTATTGCGATAGTTATTAACCATTGTACATTTAGGGTCCTTGACCTCTATATTATATATTTTACGTAGGGTCTTTTCCAGTACCTCTTCATCCCAATCAGGATGTGCGGTTCTAAGAACTTCTGAAGCCTGGGATACCCATTTATCTTCAAATCTTAGTGCCATAATTTACCTCCTATATTTTTGCGTTATACTATTGATGATAACATCATTCTTCGCTAGAATATAGACTTGAAATGATTATTAATTAAACAACTCATGTAATGTATGCAAACATATGTATGCACAATATTAATCCTAAAAGGAGGAATTGTAATATGTCATCTTTTGATTCAATGTTCGAAGGTCTCTTCGAGAACAACGATGAAGATATTGCTGCTGGTGCCATGGAATCTACAGTAGGCGATGATTTTGCATTTCTCGATGAAGGTGCTGCTGAACTGACTCCCGCTGCTGAATCCGCTATTTTCCTCGAAACTCTTATGGATAGCTTCGATGATCCTAACGAGTTCGCAGATTATGCTATGGAAAATGCTGTATACTGGGAGACATACGGTCTCATCGACAATGCTACAGAAGCCCTCGAAGCTGTTAAGAAGTTCCAGGTTGATAACTGGAAGCAGGTCAACTTCGAAAGACTCTGGAAGAGAGAGTGTATCCGTATCGAAGCTCGTAAGGATACAACTACTTGGAAGAAGTATGCTCTCCACAGAGGTAAGATGAGAGAAGCACGTGATGAAATCTTCCGCAAGAACAAGACTCAGGCTATGAAGAACGTTCGTGCTGCACAGGCTAACTCTAAGAGAAAGGTTGCATCCATGAACACATCCGGTTCAAAGGACCTCCAGTCCAGACTTAATAAGTCTATCTCTAAGAGTACTTCTGGTAAGGATCCTACAACAGGCAAGCCTTCCTAACAGACTAATTATACCCAGATAACCATATGGTTATCTGGGTATTTTCTATGCACCAAGGGGGGTATGACGTAATATCGGTATATAGTACGTATATATCATATTAGTGAGAAAAATATATTTATGATTATCAATTCTCAGTTGGGACACCGGACGCCCGATCACGTCCGGATTCTATATGGTTGTGGTATGACGATCATATAGTCTAGGATTTTAAGATTGGCGTGGTACATACCGACTGCGCCCCAGGGCCGTGGCCTCCTACCAAAAACCCACGGAATATATCAGGATGACCAAACTGGTCATCCTGATATATTTATATTTTTTTTGTTAAATGAGACGTCTAAAGCACTCCTCAATCTTGTCCTTGACTTTAGAGAAGTCGCTTACTGATGCTACGAACTTATCGGCAAACATAGCCATTCTGTCAATCGCATAGTTGAGATTATATCGCTCAACTTTCTTAAAGATATTAATATCTCCATGAGACAGTATGGATTTACGAGAATCGACTATTTTGTTGATTTGGTAATATACATCATGTCGATGTTCATATACGACGAATCTGCAGAATACTAACAGTGCGTAGTAATTTTTATATTCCTTATTGATAGGCATTGCCATATCTCGGGCATAGTGCCACTGTTCGTTGATGAACTCTGATATATACATCATACGGTTCTTATTAATATCATCTATCACTCTGTCCGTAATAGATTCGAGCTGGTCGAGCTGGTCGATATATTTAGACCTAGCATCGTTACCATCAGTTATTGATAATATATTACGCATAGTATCTGTATACTCACCATGATACCAAGATAGGTTTATAGTTGTATCTTTCTTAAAGGTCTTCTTACTGAGAGTAGCGAATTCCTTATCGAGTTTCTTGTTAAGGTGGATAGTAAACGGGTCATCTCTAAATACCGTATCCATGAGTTTCATGTATACGTCATATTCCTTAAGGGATGTCGGGTCATGATACCCACGCATGATTAAACTACTAGACATTTTATTCATCTCCTTCCACTAATATGTTAGAATTACTCGGTTGTTTCCCGAACCTTCATATAATGAGTTTATAATAAAGGAGGAATCTAAATGGCTAATGCTCCATTATGGACAATCCAGCAACTCATTCAGCTTATTAAAGATGACCTTGAGTTGCACGATTTACCTAATACTATTACAGATGAAATGATTATAGAGCGTATACAGCAGAGTTCTCTTAAGGAGTTCTCTATTGTATACCCAAGATTCGAGAAGTTCAGACTCAGCTTTGGTGACCTCGTTAATCCAGAGATTCGATTTCATAACCGTTCACGTGGACTTGAGTATTATATACCCAAATACTTCTTGATGCAGTATACTCCGGTTACACTCATAGATGTCGAACCATATACACATAAAGACTTCTATGGGGACGTTCTCCCATATGCACTTGGATATGAACCTGCTGGTTTAATTACAGATATCGCAGGTATCAAGGGGATGGCTGGGATGGCTGGCAATCTGGCGAATTCACCTACACCAGATTATGATAGTGCTCGTCAGACTATCACTATATATAACGGTTATAGTGAAGGATTATATGAGGTAACTATGGGTGTAGCTCATGACATCAACCTCAGAACCATTCCAACTACAGCAATGGTGACATTCCGAGAACTTGCTACAAACGACGTTGGTGCATACATATATAGCAAGATATTCCGTAAGGACGGCATCGAAACTGGCGTTGGTAATATTACACTCAATATCGACAACCTGAGAGAATGTAAGTCCAGATATAAGGAAATGATGAAGGAACTTGCAGATGAAGCAGTTCTTGATATGGATACAATCGAATTCTTTTAATTTAATCCCAGTAAGGCATATGCCTTACTGGGATATTTTTATGTAGGGTTACCTAAGTTCTTACCCACATATGTAGTTACTACTGAATAATTATGAGAGACTCTCATACAAATCTGAGATAAGTTGTAAATATACTGACTTGCAAACTGACAGTTGTTTGCGATCTCTGGATTAGTAGCAACATCTGGGTCACTGCTCCAGTTCTTAATAGTGTTACTGAAAGCTTCATAGAATTGTGCGGACTTCTCAATAGCATGTGCACGCTTCTCAATCTTTCGTAAGAATGCACCTACTGCAGGAATACCGTCTCTACAGTAGCAAATGATATTACCAGCATGACGCTTAAGAAGGTTCACGATGACTTCCTTAACCGTAGAGTGTAATCCATGTCCCTGGGACTTAGTAGCACTTGCAAGAGCTGTGAGCACACCATTCTTATACATGGTTTGTATCTTAGTAACATGAGTATTGCAGCTATCTGCAAGAGTTCTCATTCTGTCCATATCAACACGGGTCTGACCGAAGTCTGATGGAGGATTACGAGGTGTAAATCCTTTAAGTGTGGATATGGTCGAACGCTCGTATCCAGCAAGTTCATTGTCTTTGCTTATAAGCTTCTCAGCTTCTGCAGCGATATCACTAAATGCTTTCTTGACATTAGTCATGAGTACAGTTAGGATATTATTGAGTACGGTCGCACCCTTGTCAATATCGGCATCAGATACATTATTATCAACGGTACCATTATATGTACTAAGCCCAGGTATTGCCGAGATATCAAGGGTTTCACGTTCAGTCTTTGCTGTTTTATTAAGTATCTTACGATACTCCATGAGAACCAATTCGGATGCAGCATCTGCACGCTGAGATGGCATCAGGAGCTTCTGAATCATAAGTATAATCTTGCGGACGAACTCCTTAATCTTAGCTACTACTGAGAGTATCATATTCTGAAGCTTCTTAAAGAAACCGGTCTTGGTTGGGGTGGCAGGAAATATACCATCCTGAGCTAAAACTTCAGCAGACATTATTATACCTCCTTATTACAGAAAATAACCAGAGAACCGAAGTTCTCTGGTTATGAATATAATCACGATGAATATTAGTCGTGAAGCTTGTCAATATCATTAGTGTTCTGAGCACCCTTAAGGATGAACTTTCTCTTTGTCTCGGTAGTAAAGAAGCCGAGGCTGACACATTCATTGAGATTTCTTGCCATTCTCTGGAATACTACAGAGGATTCCTTATAAATCTTACAGGATTCGTAAGCAATCTTGGCAGGTGTGTTATCAGTCATTCTGTTCTTCACAGCATTCATGATAAAGTCACATTCCTTGACATTATCCTGGCATACCTTCTCAACCTTTTCTACTGCAGTGAGAGCTCTGTCGATAACAGCGCCTTTTTCTACGAAATGTGCTTTAGCAAGGATTTTTGATACCTTCTGAGACAGTGTGAGCTTATTGTTAACGGAATCCTTCTTATTGCCGCTTACGAGACGATCGTTGTCACGCTCTTTCTGCCATTCTTCTTCAGCCTTTTTATCGGCCTCAGATTTTTCATCCTCCTTGGACTTGCCATGTT